GACGAAGTTCCAACAGTTGTATCTATAGGATCTGAAACAGTAGGAACTTCGTCAATTACTACTGGATCGATTACTAATTTAACTGCTGCTACCGGCAACATTACGAATATAACTGCAGGTGCAGCTAATATTACAGGGTTGACTGCGACCAATGTTACAGTAAGTTCTACTCTTAATGCAACAAACGGCACTATTACTAGTCTAAATGCAACAAATGCAGGAGTAACAAATCTTAATGCAACTAATGTTGCAATAAACAGTCTGCAATCTACTGCTACAACTATTGCTAACCTAACTGCAACTTCTGCTAACATTGGTACATTGACTGCTTCGGTTGCCAACGTAACCAATGAGACAGTGGCTAATTTGACTGCGGCAATTAGCACTCTAACAACTGCTACAATAACCAATCTCAATGCAACTTATGCCACTGTAAATAATTTAAATGCTACGTATAGTGCGGTCAGCACATTGACATTTGCAACAATTCAAGATGGTTTTTCTCATAAGATTACTAAGATTGATACAGACGGTACACTGTCGTCTAATTCAGATTTGAATTTAGCCACACAAAAGGCAATCGTTACTTACGTTACTAACTTGCTTGCTAATTTTAACGTACCGACTGTGCCGGCCGGAACAGTAATTTACACTGCATCAACATCTACTCCTGCAGGTTATCTACTATGTGACGGATCATCATATTCTACTCTTACGTATCCTGCATTAGCCGCTGCTATTGGATATACATATGGCGGCAGCGTCCATCAATTTAACGTTCCTGACCTACGTGGACAGTTTATTCGAGGTTGGGATGCAGGTCGATTACTTGATGGAGGAAGAATTTTTGGATCTAGTCAATCTGATGCGCTAAAGGCGCATACTCACTTATATCAAGATAGTTGGGATGTTTATGATGCAGAACAAGTGCCCGGTCTTAAAGATGCGTATGGGAATCCGGTGCCATACAATGAAGATAGTAATCCTCAAACTATTGGAGTAAATGACGAGGATGCTGGTTCGTATGAATTTACTAGAATTACACAATCTACAGGTGATGTCGAAACTCGCCCAACCAACGTTGCCCTGTTACCGATTATCAAATATTAAGGGTAAATAGTGTTATGCCATATACAATAAACAAAACAAACGGACAATTAATTGCTACAGTACAAGATGGTACCATAGATAACACTACATCTTTGACTCTAGTAGGTCGCAATTATACTGGATACGGTAGTCCAGTTGATGAAAATTTTATATATCTATTGGAAAATTTTTCCAATAGCACTGCACCTAGTAATCCGTTAACTGGCCAGCTATGGTATAATTCTACTAATAATAATTTGAATGTTTATAATGGATCAGCATTTAAATCTCTTAGTTTTATAACCTATGGAAGTCAAAAACCGATAGGAGCAATTGTAGGAGATTTATTCTACGATGGCAGTCAATTATGGATATATAATGGTTCGGATTTTATTCCTATAATTTCCCAATCTTCTAATGGTGGTAGTTTATCATCGATTTCAGTTAAAGATGAAACACAAAATATTCACTCGGTGGTTGAAATTCCTATTGGTGGTAATGTTGCCACAGTAATTGCTAAAGATCAATTTAGTGTATATACTGGTGAAAGCATTTATTCAACATACAATAATATATATCCTGGTATAAACTTATCCGGTACTAATAGTCAAGGTATTAGTGGATATTTTACTTTAAACAACTATACTGCAACTAGTCAAGTTGGTACTTTACTTTGGGGTACAGCAGCAAGTTCTCTAGGATTAGTAGATGATTCGAGCGGTACTCCAGTTATTATTCGGAGCAATCAACTTCTTACAACAGCACAATTATATTCAGGTCTTAGTCCGTTATATATCTCGGATAACAACGGATTGACTATCGGCACTCCGAAAATTCTCCAGTTCCATTCTACTGGCACGTATAACGCAAATATTAGTGTAATTAATAATGGATCACCATTAAATATTAATTTGAATACAAACGCAGGTACCTATACCAATGTTCTTCAAATCAATGATTTTAGTGGACTACAAATACTGCCTTCAGGCAATTCGACTGTGGCATTAGGGTCATCGGCCAATTATTTTAGTACATTGTATGTAACCACAGTAACTTCTAATACTATTAATGCAACAACAATTAGCACTAATATTGTAAATGCTGCAACTGCGTCGATTAATGTAATTTCTGCAAATACTGCGTCAGTTGCTAAGTTATTAACAGTTGGCCAGGTTCAATCTTCTGGAGTTTCGACAGGGATTGTTACTGCTACTAATATTGCATCGACTACTATTTTTGGTAGTCAGATATACGACACAAATGCAAGAGTATTAACTACCGCAACAATCGGAATGTATGGAGTTACCTCTTTACAAGGTACGGCTAATCAAATTACTGCCAGTGCAGGCATTGGATCAGTAACATTATCATTACCAACTACAGTTGCAGTAACAACAGTGACTGCAACTACTATATCTGCTGCTGCTGGGCAAGTTCTTTCGGGCGGTTTACCATGCCTTACTGCTGCTACCGTACCTAGTGCAGGTGTCGGAGGAGTTATTGGAACAGCTAACCAAGTGTTAGTGAATGGTACTTCGGGAATTGCAACAACTGGAACAATTACTCTCACCCTTGCAAATCCGCTTAAAGATAGCAGCGGTAATGCATATCTTACAGCAGCTACACCTTACGTTTCGACTTTTGCAGGCGGCTCAACTGGGTTAACACCGAACAATGCAACTAGTGGAGCAATTACACTAGCTGGTACTTTAAATGCAAGTAGCGGCGGAACTGGAAATGCTGGAACATTATCGGGTATTCCGTATGCTAATGGCACAAGTGCATGGAGCAATGTTACTTCTGCGCAATTAGCCGCAGCATTTGGTTCTCAGTTTACAACAAACTATATGATCAAAGGCAGTGCCAGCGGTCTTGTAGTATCGTCGTTGGTGTTTGATAATGGAACTAATGTTGGTATAGGACAAGCGTCCCCGGGCGCAAAACTTGATGTCGGCGGTAATATTCGATTGTCAGCAGCCAGTCCGAATATCGAATTTAACAATGGCGGTGGAATGATATATTCCACTATTGGAAATACCCTACAGTTTGCTACCGGTGGCGGCCCTGGTTCACCTAGCGAAAAGATGCGCCTTGATTCTAGTGGAAATCTACACCTTTATGGAGGTCTTTATGTAACCACTACTGGATTGCTTAAAGGAAATGGTTCAGGTAGTTTAGTTACTGCTGCAGGTGGTAGTGACATTACTACCGCACTAGGTTATACCCCTTTACACAATGTTACTTCCGGATATACAGGTGGTAGTTCAGTTTATGTTACAGGATCAGCTCCGGCATCGCCTACACAAGGAGATATTTGGTTAGATACTTCGGGAGGTACTGGTTATACACAAAATGTACCGAACAACATTCTATTATCAAGTAATGCGGGATATTATAGCTACGGCGGATGGACCCAATTGCCGAATGGAATCATTATCCAATGGGGCCAGTTAGCTAACGCAAACGCTATTTCAAATGGATCTAATTTTACTTTTCCGATTGCATTCCCTCATGCTTGTTTGTCGCTGGTTGGTTCGGTAGCAGTTGCAACTGCTACTTATGGTAATCAAAATAATCCAACTTTTTGGATTCAAAGCACTACAGCTTTTGGTGCAAGTAGCTGGGACGGTACACCTATCCCCCATATGTTTATTGCGATTGGATATTAAAATGACGATTTCTTACAGCCCATCAACTAAGGGGTTTTATCCTAGTACAGTATATTATCCAAATCTTCCAGAAGATTTAATTTCAATAACTGATGATCAGCACCGAATTCTTATGATACAATTAAATCAAGGTAATAAAGAGATTGCAGTAGTTAACGGTGAATTACAGGTAATCGATTCTGCTCCGGTTCTTATTACATGGAATGATATCCGAGCAGTTCGTGATGCATTATTAACTAAAAGTGATTTTACTCAGGTTCCTGATTATCCAAATAATCGAGCCGGTTGGGCAACTTATCGTCAAGAACTTAGGGATATTACTAAAACATTCTCCGATCCTAATTCAGTAGTTTGGCCGGTTGCACCGGGAGAGTAATTTATGCCATCTGTAGCAAAAGTATGGAATGGATCAAGCTGGGTACACCCGTATTTTCTTTATCCAAAAGTATGGGATGGTTCACAATGGGTAATTGGAACAACTAGAGTGTGGACAGGCCCGGGCTGGAATAGATCTCCTACTGATACCCAAACAGTAACAGTCGGAAGTTTAGTATATTATGTACAAATTTATGGTTATTATAATAGCAATGTAGGTTCTATTGCTTCTGGAAATTCTACACTATATGATAACGCGCCGATTACTGGACTTTTTTATGAGTTGCCGTATCTCGGCAGCACCGGCACCGTTACTCTAAGTATAACTAATGGAACAAATGATGGCTGGAATACTATGACAATTAATGGTACTCCTTATGCTAGAACTGCTGCTGCTTTTTCTTCCGGAACCTGGACTTGGCCTGCGCCTACTAATCCATTCGGTACTACTGTCGGCGCACAAATTATTACAACTTGGGCTTAATAAATCTTATAAGTCAAAAAAAAGCGCACCTTTCAGTGCGCTTTTTGTTTATGCTACTGTCTTAGCAGCTTTAGTAGTTGCTTTAGCAGCCGGCTTAGCTGGAGCCTTTTTGGTAACGGGCTCTGCCTCGTCTGCCTCCTTGCGCAACCTCGCAGCTTCCTTATATAACGCATCAGCACGTGACCGCTTTTCTGCAGGAGTTAATACAACGTTAGTTGACTCTCCGATTGTGACAGGGGCCTCGTCGTCGACTACGACTTCTGCGGGCTCTGGAAGTGTCTGTACAGTTGCATTTGCACCGTCCTTAACAGCCAATTCGTTCAACGTAATTCCGCGCTGTTGAGCAATGATGTTGTTTAGCTCATTGAGCGGAACAGTAGACTTTGTGTCAGGAGTAACTAGCACTTCGCTAGTTGGAACCTTCTTTAGAAAACCATTGGTATGAACATAATGGAGCATGTTCGTACCATCTGGGAATCTGCGCACAGCCATAACGTCGGCTAGTTCGTCTGCTTGCTGTCCCATATCAGACTCGACTAAGCTCATTAGTCCGTCATGATATGCATCCATAAGTTGTTGAGTACCAACAACTAGTGCAGAATGTGGATCTCCCGGCAATGTACGGTAAGCGATGACGATTCTCGCTCCGTTATTCTTCATTTTTCCAATGTGTTTCATAGAAACTCCTATTAGGCTGCCGGTGCAGCGGCAGGAGCCTCTGCATCAGTCTGTGGCGCTACAGCATTCAAAAAGTCATTTAGCTTATTAAAGACAGCGCCTACGGCAGCCATTTCGGCAGCCTTAAATGCGCCGCGCTGTGCAGCAACATCGATAACGGCACGTAGATTGCCAAGATCCTGAACAGTCAATTCAGGTGCTGCTTCGGCTGGAGCAGCAGTTTCAGTAGTATCAGACATATAAATCTCCTATTAGTATTTTTTGTCTAGTAAAGGACACGAAAGACTCAACATAGTTAGTTCTTTTGCATCCTCTACGCCTAATTCGTGGATCTCGACCAACTTATTGTCCGAGTCCAATTTTAAATTTTTGACAATAGCGTACCTACTGTCTAGGTTTTGATAAACCCAACCGTCAAGTGCAGATACAATATTTGCACTGACGGTCATTTTGGCAAAATGTGCAGGCATAAAATGTAAACGCCTAACATTCGCTACATTTAATGCATTAACTGACCCTCTTGTTAACGACATAATGTACCTACTTTATTTATAATATGCGTACTGCCCGAACGGCGGAATAATGGATTCTGAACCGTGAATAATAAACAAAGATTCGCAATAATCTTCATCTCCCCAACTTCCGCAAGGCCATCCGTCAGTAAACATGATGAATCGTTTTGGCTCGATATTCTCATCCTTCATGAATTTGAAGTTTGCATCGAAATCCGTGCCGCCACCGCCTTTGACTTCGTAATACATAATTTCGTCTGCATTATCTGCACTAAATTTTGCATAGTTGTACACCTTGGTATCGAAGCACCACAGCTGGAGATTGAAGTCTACATATTCATCCATGATACCTTTGACTTCGGAAAGAAAGTCCTTGGCCTGCTTGTCTGAAATAGAACCGCTCATATCAACAGCACAACATACGTCGATAGTTTCTTCGTTGATCATGCCCGGAAGAATCGCACCGCTCATCTGGCTCTTGCGATTAGGCCGAGAAAAGCTAAAATTACTTTTGAGAATACTTTGAATATTCATTCGAAGTAGTTCGCGCCAATCCATCTTAGGTTCGGTGAAATCTTTGATCAGTCGAGCAACGCCTTCGGGAATTCGACCAGCACCTGCTGCCTGTGCAGCATTGACCATTGCTTCTTTGATTTCATCTCGAATCTTACGCAACTCTTCCTTAGAATAACGAGGACGCCCACTGCCTTCTTCACCGTCGTCGTCACCGCCGGGATCACCTTCACCGTCGAGGTGTTCGTCGAGAAGCTCGCCTAGTTTGTCTAGATCGATTTTATCGGCCTTTGCGTAGAGATCGTCGTAGATTTCTTCGAAAGACCAACCACGGTATTTGGGATCATAAAACACCTTGATACACCGAGGAAATTCACCGATATGATCGTCCTTGCAGATCTGATTAACAGCGTAATCCATTGCAATGTTTGCTAGCTTTTTATCACGACTGCCTGCTCGACCCATATGATCAAACACGTTATGAAGCACCTCGTGTGCAAAACCGAATTCGCATTCTTTGGGATCTAACTTCAGCACAAAGCCGACGTTATAATAGAAATTACGACCGTCAGTGGCTAAGGTAGGTAGCCAATCTGAAGCATCGATAATTTTCAGTCGAGTAGCCAGATTGCCGAAAAACGGATGCCGCAACAGCAGACCGATACGTGCAGTAACTAGACGTTCAACTGCATCATTCTTTTCTGCAACAGTGTATTCGCGCTTTTCAGCCTTAGCAGTACGCTCTTGTTTCATGACAGTCATAAAATATTCCTTAGTGTTTAATGTAGTCTAATTGTATAGATATTTACAATGGTTGTCAATAGAGACTATATGAAAAAGCCCCCGTTAGGGGGCTTTTTATTACTCCATTGCAGTAATAATGTACTTACCGTACTTGCCGTGGAATTCATCGAAGCTCTTCAACTTTGATGGATCAAATGGCAGGTTGTATTGGGTAAGTGCAACCTTTGCGCCCATAACCGTAATTTCAGTAGGGAAGTTATCCATCATAAAGCGGAAGAAGCAATCTGCCTGAGAGTTCCAATCGGCTTCCTTGCGCTCGTGTGCAGTCTGCAATTCGTAACACATGGAAATAGTCAACGAATACATTGCGGAAATTTCCTTAATGTCCAGTTTCTTAACATTGCCGTTAAGGATATCTTCTGGACGAGGCAACATCTTAGCAATCTTTCGGTGTGCCATAAACTTGACAGCAAGACCGTCGCCGATAGCACCCGAAACAAGATCAGTTAGAGTACCTTCTGAAAGGTCATCGTCACCGAGCAAGTCCGAAACAAACGACCAAGAACGCGGAGTAGCAAACGAACGACTTGGGCTGCGAGGATCAAAATCGTAAAGATCCTGCTTGGCAAAACCTACATAACCAATGACCTGTTCGTGCAGCTTGTTCTTAACGGCCCATTCCTGCCAATCGTCGAAGCTAGTGCGCAGTTCCAAGTGCAGGAAGCGATTAGCCAGCGGAGCAGGCATACGATAAGTAACGCCCTTGTCAGTTTCACGGTTACCTGCAGCAACAATGCTGACACCCTTGGGCAAATGATAGCTACCAACTCGACGGTTAAGAATCAGCTGATACGCAGCAGCCTGAGTAGCAGGAGCAGCAGAGTTCAACTCGTCAAGGAACAAAATTGCAGTGGATTCTGGATCGCTTGGAAGTTCAATAGGCGGAGCCCATTCCATCTTATGCGATTCTGGATTGAAGAACGGAATACCCTTAATATCAGTCGGCTCCCAAAGGCTCAAACGAACGTCGATAACTTCGCGATCTGCTTCATCGCCGAGCTGCTTAACAATATCACTCTTACCGATACCTGGAGGTCCCCACATAAAGACCGGACGGTTTACCTTAAAACATTTGCGGATTGCAGCCTTAGCCTCGTTCGGAGTCTGGGTGCGGTTAATACTCATTGATTCTGCCATTTGTGACCTCGTTGTTTAGAGTTGCGTAATTGCTTATTACTCGTGCATTGTACTGCAAACGTAGGAGGTAGTCAAGTGGGTTTCAAAAATTATTTTTGAAAATATCAATTTTTATTGATATGCAATATTCATTGCTTTGGCAAGACCAAATTTTTGAATATCACCGCTGAACAGTATTAATTGAACAGCAGTTTTTTCTTTGAACACAATGATAGATTTTTTGTTGAAATAATATGGACCATCGATGAATCGATCTAACCAAAGCATGACTTGATTAGTTATGGTTAGATCTTTTGGAAATTCGATCTCATAACTTTTCATTTCTAATTTTTCTTTAAAAAGGGAATAGCCTTCGTCTGTTAAACGAAGGCCACTGCTCTTTCGTGGATTCTGCCATATTGAATTATAAGTCTTAGCGTAACTACCGCTGTCGATACCTACACCTAGATGATCACAAACAATTTTAGTTAATTGTTGCTTGATATCCATTAGTCGAGCTTTTCACCTGCAGTCAGTTTAAACACTCCAAAGTCTGCACAATTGAATAACTTGTTTAGTTTTTCCGCAAGATTAATTGCATGTCCGCTATTGGAGAATGAAACTTTCTTATATTTAGGTCCTAGCTGGTGTCCGAGGACACTAGTAGTTTTAAGGTTAACTGGCTTATCTTTATAAAAAACAGCCCAGATTGCTTCGGCTTCTAGGACTTGTTCGGTTTTATATGTTTTTTTATTCGTTATTTCGAGCAAAATGTTTGGTTTTGGCCTAGACATGCAGCGTACCTCTTATTAATATATACGCTGTTATTTATTACATTCTTATAAAGATCCGCCGTCCATCTTAATGGTGATATCACCTTGCTGTTGTAGATTGAATGCAATGGCATCTAAATCGCCTGCTAGACGCGTCATTACTACTGCTAGAGATTCTTCGAGCAAAATGACGTCATTTATTGACAAATTGAGGCTCTTTTGTCCGCTTTTTCGAGCGATTCTGGCCTTTTCTAGGAACATTTCGATAGGTAATGTATTCAAGGGTTGCATTGGTCTTTACTCACTGAATTTAGCACAGTCCTCATTTCAAGGTCTGTTTTGAATGGACCTTTATAAGGATACCGTTCGAGTGTAATTAACTTAGGACAAAAGCTCTTAACCCATCCTTTGCGGAATTGAATTACGTAATAGCCTGCACAATATAGGCTTTTACTCTTGGAACTTTTTGCATAGATCGGCAAACGTTTTTGAACATTCCATAGTGGACCGTATGCTTTACCGTTAGTTGGAAATCCGTAAATTTCGGTAGGCAAAGGAGGCTTTGTTACTTTTTCTTTCTTTGAGATATCTTCGGAAAGAGTTATACCAAATCTTTCCTTGATTTCTTTTAGATCGTGTACTTCGAATTTTTGACCACGGCACAATAAGCTATACCCTTTTTTCTCTTTGCTAAGGGTAGCTAATTTTTCTCCGCCGTTTTCTAGAATCCAAAATTTATTTGGAACTAGTACTTTTGCTCTCGTAATCATTGGTGATACCTTGCGTTTAGCGGCTCTGCATAACTTTGTACTTGTTCACTGACTTTGACAAGATCGTGCTGGCCGCAAAATTTCATAAGTCGAATACCGACTTGACTAATATTCTTTTCTTTGTCGATTTCTGCCTGGATTGTTTCTACAATTTGCAGTTTAACATCATCGGGTTGAGCCTTAAGGTCGCAAAGAACAATGTTTCGATTGTAGTCCTCTAGAACGCGATGTTCTTTACCTTCGTGATCAGTCCACCGTTGAAGCATTAGATTATTCCATGCCCACCCTTTAGAGTTGCGATCTGCAAATGCTTCTTGCAATCCGACTTTATTTTTAGTGCCTTTTTCACGAACACCTGGGTATGCACTGAACACATTATCGCTGGTATCGCCGCGCATACATTTCTTGAACAACTGCCATTCTGGCTCAGGAGCAGGTTTAATTTCGCCTGTCTTTTTGTCCTTGATCGGTTTACCTTTGTCGTCGAAGTAACCTTCGTGAGTAATGGTCATATTCATTACACCGTTGTACTGTTTTACATTGGGCGCAATTAATTGTGCAAAATCACCGTCTGTTGAGATAATAACATGATTGTCATTAGGGTGAGCAGCGATCCACCCTGCGATTAGATCGTCGGCTTCGAGATTGGGATGGCGCAGTACGGAGCAATTAGTTTTTTCGTTGATGTATTCTTTAAACACATCAAATGTTTCCCAAAACAGCTTTTCTTCTTCAGCTTCTCGAACTGAATGAGCAGCACGAGCATCACTGCGATTACGCTTATATGGCTCATAATAATCTTTGCGCCACGAACGACCTTCGAGGCAGAAAACAACATGTTTGCCATCAAAGTCTGCCCACGCTTTTCGAATAGAACTAAGAATAACGTGCAGGCTCATTCCGACTTTTTCGTGAGCATCGCCGCGCATAGCATGCCGTGCTCTAAAAAATGTATTCGCAGTATCTACTAGAATATATGTCATTATCCGATTTCGCTCTTTCCGTTTCCGAGATTGTTGACATTAACGTAACCGCCGTATCTACGGTCCATTGGTAACCCTTCGTCGTTGCCGATTTCTCGGCAAAGGTCTTGAAACCATTTATCGACGAGTTCTTCGTCTGTACCGCCTGTGTAGCCTGCCTCGCGTAATGACACAATAAAATATTCATTCCAGTCGAGTTCAAAAAAACCATTCTTAGGATTTTCTTGATTAACCTGCACATCAATTACAGCTACCCACGGTTCTTTATTTGCGTTAGCAATTTCTTTTGGAGTTAGCGGAGTACTAGGTACAGTATATTTTTCAGCTTCTTTCTCTGCACCCTTACCGGTAAACCAATTTATGAATCTATCAAACATTGTCATTCCTTATGTAGCCCAAGCGTTCTTAAACAACGGCACTTGCAAACGATCACTATAACGCAAACCGTGTTGCAGTGCAAGCAATGCGACATTCTTATTATTTAATGCATACACGCTTTCTACACCACCTACGGGCATTAAGTAGATCGGACCGTTAAATCCTGCATTACGATATAAGTTTGATACTTCTAACGCTTCGTTGGCATCGTCTTCGGTGGCAACTACAAACTTGAGATAAGCATAGCCTACCTGTTCGTAATCGCAGACAATTTCTGGCCGGATTGCTTCTTCGCGCTTTTCGCCACTGACACTTAGCTTA